CGCTTGCGCATCTTTTCAAGCAGCTTTGCCTGGACTGTCTCAGAGTCGCTCGGAGTGCCTGTAGAGACATCCGTCGTACCTGGAACGATGCTCGGAGTCGGGCTCGGTGTGTAACTGCTGCTTCCCAATCCGCACATATCATTCACCTCCCCTTAAAATTAAAATGCCATCGGATCGTAGCCGCTGGTGTCGGCTACGTCATTTCTTACGCCGGTATGATCTATGTTTGCCGCCAGTGCCGCGACAGGAGCTGCGAAGGTAAGGCAAAGGGCGTCCCCGTCATCAGGAGAACGCCCAAGTTTTTCTTTTATGTCAGCCTTGTCTTCCAGGGCTATACGGCCCATGTCGTCGATAAAATAATCCACTGCAGTAAGATCTTCCGAAATATTCTCAGATTCCTCTCCTTCGCTTGGCAGGCATCCTCCGTTGATCAGCCATTCTTTGCATTCCCCGTATATCTCGCATCGTTTGTTTCGGTATATGTTCGATTTTGTAGCTTTCTCCCCGAAGTTGACGGGAAATACGCTTTTATACCCCAACGTTTTTGTCATGTCGTAGACGCCTGCGCCCAGCCCACCCGAAATATCAATAAATACCGCAGCAGGAGCCATTTCTTTCATATGGAAGATCAACAGGTTGGTTAGTCTGACCGTATCATACCCATTTACCGAGAAAATGCGTTTGGTATAGACACCCTGTCTCATCCACAAAACCGAGTTGTCGTCCCCAAACCGGGCAACGTCCAATCCAAAGATGAGAGACACTCCGGCCAAGTCCGATTTAATAAGACCTTTGGAATGATCCTTTGCAGCTTCTATCAGGTCGGCGCCTATAAGCTGGCTCACAGATGTCGACGGAAATTCTCCTTTTACGCGGACCTTTACTATATCCGAGTCTTCTCCGTACCTATCGATCAGGCTTTGCAGGAACGCCTTGTTGGTGATCTTGACCGTCCGACTGTCTATTTTTCTTGTGATCCAGTATTTGCGCTGCCTGAAGAAACAATCATGGAAACGCCCTTCCGATCTTGTTGGGTTCCCGAAGACAAACCAGAGTATTTCAGTCCGTTCGTCGGTAAGGGCTCCTTCCGTTACCTGCCATATTATCGGCGGGATCGCAGAAGCTTCGTCAAAGATGACAATTATCCGGCGGCCTTTATTGTGAAGTCCGGCAAATGCTTCGCTTTTCTGTTCAGTCCATGGAATAGCGTCTATTCTCCACGTGTCCTTATGTGCGGGATCCGTGCTGTACATAGATGTAGCGGAAATCTCGAACCAGTGAGCGTTGATGCACATGCTGTGCCATTTTGCAAGCTCGGCCCATGTTTTGGTTTTTAGCTGCGTCGCAGTGTTTGCTGTAACAACGCCGCGTGTATCCGGCATAGTGGACATGCCCCAGTGGAGTATCATCGCAGAGAAAGCGGACTTTCCCGCGCCATGGCCTGAACTTAGCGCGACCTGGATGACCCACGCCATTGCGTCTTCTGCAGATATTGCTCCTGCCCGAAGTTTACGCCCGACTTCTTCAAGTATTTCTTTCTGCCAATCTTCAGGGCCATCATAATCTTCAAGCGGAGTCCCTGGTTCCCCCCATGGGAAAGCATAAAGGACATATCCAAGAGGATCATATGCAAATCCGGCTATGTCATTTATCAGCGCATTTTCTATGTCATCCTGATTAGTCAGATCTTGCATCGAGGACTCTCTTCCTTGCCTTATCCAGCCGGGTTGCAACAGATACATTTACCTGGACATCCGACTGCTTGATCCCTGTTATTTCCGCAAGAAGCTTGGCGGCTGCTATTGGATCGTGAAGGTCTACCTCCACAGACATTGCGTTTGTCTTGGGGATCTGCTTGATGTTCAAAGACTTTAATGCAGCCGTGACATCTTCCGGCATGTTCGAAGTCGGAGCGATAAGCATCTCGCCGAAGTCGATCATGCTCTGGCCGCCATGCAGTTTGGCCAGCTCGTTCAGAATCTCGTCCCTGTTGGGATCGTTGCGGTCCGGAGAGATCTGGACAACGTCCGTAACATGCGTCGATACGATGCCGGTCAGCCTGCGCATTATCATTTCCCGTATGTTTTCTTTGTCGTAGCCTGATTTTTCAAGGGCTTCGCGGCGCAATTCCCTGATCCTGGCCTTGATGTTACCCTTGGTTAATAACTGCGAAGCCTTGACACGAGCGGATTTCTCGGCATATCCGGCACGGATGGCCGCAGCGCTTGCGTTGCTCTTAGGATCTGAAACATACTCCAGGCAGAACTTCTCCTGCATCTTGTTAAGCAGAAAATCATGCTCTTCTTCAGTTGGGATCTTCTTTGCCATCCGGTCCACCTCCTTTGTCTGCATAAAAATAGAGCCGCCCCAAGGAGGAACGACTCTTAATTTCTCGCTTTATGATATTTTTATACACCTCTGTTAACTATAGCGATTTTACCAGAAAATAGCAGTGTTGTAAACGGCGTACATTGTGAAAATATTTCATAAGTAAGCTATTGGTAAGGAAATTAAGCACTGTAAAGTGAACGTATCGCCTTGGAGAGTTCATTATGTTCTACCTCTCTCCATGCATCCACATCGGAAATAATATCCATGCAGGCGCGTTTTAATTTATATAGGGCTGCGGCTTTGAGCCTTTGGATATATCTGTAAGAATAATCCAGTTCAATCGTCATCTCTGCGATCTCCATATCGTCCCAGTAGTATAGAGCAACGACACGGCTCTCCGGAGGAGTCAATTCGCAATATGCAGGATAAAAGGTATTTACGATCCGCTGCAGCTTCTTGTAATAACGCTCATCCATTGCCTTGAGGAAACGTTCCTGTGCAGGAGATGAACTCCCGCCGTCTACCCTGGGTTCTCCATTGCTGCCGGGCGATACAGATATGATCTCAAGCCAGCATTTACGGTCTTGCATGTCCCTGTTTATAGCAGGGAAATCCCTTATTACTCCCTCAATAAGCATAATCTCTCCGCGTTTCATGTATAAACCTCCCCTTAAGTTTATTTATTGACTTGCCTGGTACTGTCCGCCTGCTGTCCGCCCTACTGTCCGCCTCTGTAAAATAAGACTGTTACTGATAAAAACACCTCTTGGCGGACAGCGGACAGTGAAATTAGTAATATTTGATAATCTTTAATAAGAATAAATTTATTAAATAAATATATAGAAAAATCGCGCAGTGCTGTCCGCCAAGAGGTTACAGTTATAGTGATAGCAAGGGTTTAGCACAGGCGGACAGTATATTTTCCGCTGTCCGCCTGTTTTCTCTTGACCCTTGGTATTACCGGGTTTTCTTGTGGCGGACAGTATGGCGGACAGTCCTTGTTTATTTGTACATCGAATAAATATCGTTTGAAACATAAGCCTTTGGCGGGACCAAATATACCCTGTTGCGGTTCTTCCCCTTGCGTTGAGGGTCAGTTCCGGTTTTCTTTTTTAATACCTGTCCAGCCCTTGCAACAAAGCTGCTCTGTTTGTCTCGGTCTATCCCACACGCTTCCAGAACTTGCATCGCAGTCATCTCGACCCAGAAATCCCTAGGTGCATCCCAGTTGAGACCCTCCTCGATCAGGAGCTCCACATAATTAAGAATCTCGAACGGCTTGTTCTGGGCTTCAAGCAGCTGATCTTCCTCCGAAGTAAGCCACCATTGCCGCCGATCCTCGTCGGAAGACAGGTAATACTCCTGGTAGACCTCGGCCCATAACTGCTGTGTGTCGAAGTCTGCAGGGATCCGATGCAGTTTTTTGAGCGGGATAACCCACCATCGGCTGTTGCCTGTACGGTCAATAAGAAATTGATAATCGTTGACCGTGGCGCAGAATATGCAGCGCCTCTGGTACGGAGATATCTTCTTTGCCCAGGGCAGACGGATCTCGTCCCTGCTGCTGGTGAGGAAGGATTTGAGTTTCGCAAGATCCGCCTTTCTGAACGTGGCCTCAAGTTCTCCAAGCTCTATGATCCAGTTGGATATACATCGCTTGACAGAGTCCTTATCGGAAGGATCCAGAGTAACTCCCTCGGCGAACCAGTTATCGTCACCGGCGAGGGATTTGAAGAACGTGGTCTTGCCTATCCCCTGAGCTCCTTGAAGCACCAGGGTCCCCCTCGTACGGAACCCATCCCCTGCAAAGGCTGCCGCCACCCCCGAAACAAGCCAGCGGCGGACAAGTATGTCACGGAGATCCGCAGAGAATCCATCTTCCGGCTCCAGGTATGAACAAATTTCATGGATCCGGGAGCGCCCGTCCCACTTGCGAGACTTGATCCAGTCCTGCACAGGATTGATTATGTTTTTTGAGGCGAGCCAGTTCACGTATCCGGGCATAAGAGAGACCGGGAATCCGTACTCTACACAGGCGGAAGTTACTGGCCCATCCAGTGCGGCATTGAGAGAATGGTCAGTACTGAATTTTGCGCCAGGCACGCCGATCTCTATTTCTTTTTTTATTTCATCATATTTGATAGAAAATTTATGAAAGCTCATTAAAATCTCGAAATTTTCTTTGACTCCCATAGGCTTCCCGGTTTTTTCATTGACCTTGATAAACTTCGGATATGAATTTCTATACTCAAAATCGGCAGAAGCCTTTATGATCTCAAGTTTTCTAAGCATTTCGTCCCTGGTGGCATTGAGACCGCGGGTACATGCAAAATCATTCCAGTCGGAAAGCGATTCGTTCTCTTTGAAGTCCGGGGCTACAAAAGGGATCCCAAGATCTTCGAAGACTTTAATGGCTGCCGCCACCCCCGGATTGCCCTGCCCCTTATATGCATCATTATCCGCAGCTACGACAAGATCCCATCCGGGATTGGCTGTCTGGATGTTTTTGGCCACAGGGTAAAGATTGCCGGCATCTGCGGCAACGATAACAATATCTCCGGTTGCTTCGCGAACGCTGCAGCCGGTCGCCCAGCCCTCACATATCCATGTATGCCCGGTCGGCTCAACATCTAAAGGTCCAAGATCTCCATCCAGCACGCTGAAAAAACCCACCTTCGGGGCATTGAGCTGGAATAGCTTATCTCCGGCACCCGATATTGTCTGGATAGTCTGGACCTCGCCTGCGGCGTTGAAGTAAGGGATAACCAGGTTATTGCCCAGAAGCCTTGCACCATGGGCGGACCTAAGTCCCTTTCTCATTATGTAATTATGCAGCGGATGCGCCAGAGTCGCGTTGTTCCACTTTTCCTGTGCTATAAGAATAGCTCGCTGGCGCTCCATGGCATACTGGCGTTCACGTTCGGCCCGCTCGATTTCTTTTTTTTCGATAAAAGACCGGCGCTCTTCCGTGGACATGCTGCTGAAAGTGTCGCTTTTGTATGACCACGCCTCATAAGGGACACCATGGGAGGCCCTGTAGCTTTTGAACCAGCCTGCCGGGGACTCGTCCAGGTAGATACAGTACTCTCCGGACCTGTCCCTGCCTTTGTCCCCGGTCAGTTTTAGCCGGTGCTTATGTCCGTCCATTCTAAGCTGCTCACCAGATGCAGGTGAGATCCCGCAGGATTCCATTGCCTCTATGAAAGATCTCTCTATGTCGGAATAGCTGAAGTCCATCTTTTCACCTGCCCTTCAAAAAGCAACATTTTACGGCCCATCCGGTGCAAGAATCCGGATCGCAAATAATGTTTTTTCCTTAATCCTAAGAAGTTTTTGCAGTTGAGGCAGAAACTTCTCTGAGCCCATCGCATTCAAAATCATCCAGATAGGACCCTATGCACAAGGCACATTTTTTACTCTTTGCCTCATTAATATTTTCAGCCTCTATAAAAGGGATATAATCAGGATCTTCAGGGCATATAAAGTATTTCATTTTTTATATTCCTCCTTACACCTTAAAATAATGACATCTGACGGCATCCAAATATAAGTGAGTTGATCCATGCCGTCAGCTCCTTCCCCGCCAAAGGATTTTCATCGGCATTCATTTTTATTCTTTGCCTTATTTCAGCACACGCTTCCTCAAGGCAATCTTCTCTGTTGGAATATCCGCGTCTGATAGAACACGGCGCAAAACAGAACCCGCGCAGGGATTCTAGATTGTCCATTAATTCGCCCGACAGTCCATATCTCCATAATCCGTCCTCGCAATGAGCAAGGGATAGTTCCATATTGCTGTGTCTTCCCGAAAATTCCATTTTTTCAAGCCCCTCGGTGTAGACTCTATGTTGGCTTGGAAGTGACATTTTAAGCCCCCCCCTTTTTTTTTACACCAGGTCCTCAAGTTTAGGCGGACGAAAGTTAGGGCCCTTCATCACTTTTCCATCTTCGTTATAAAAGGGCCGGCCATCTTCGCCCATCTTGCTAAGGTTCGATTCAAAAACACGCTTCATAGCTTCGTCCAGATCCATTTTCAATGCATTGGCCGTCCCGATCAGCACGACGATGGAGTCTGCTATCGCATCCAGGGTCTCTATCCTGCCTTTTTTAATTATCTCCGGATCATCGTCTTGCATTCCCTCTAAGACCGTATCTAAACCATGCCATAGCTCATAAATTTCTTCATCAACCAACTCTACCCTTAGACTTATAAGTTCTTGGACATCATCAAGCTTTTTTTCAAAGACATTCTGGAAGCGGCTTACTTCCTCAATCCACTCGTTCATTTTTCTCCTCCAAAAAGAGCCCCTGCTGCATCGAATTTTTATCCTTCCAATCTCCGCAGCGGGACTTAACGTCGCTTTTGTTTATGATCCCCAGCTTCGTGCAGCGGATCCGGCAAAATTCTCCGTTGAACCACTGCTCTTCCTTGCGCGCACAGCTATCGCAGAATCCCTCGATCATGAACGATCTCTCCCGTCTTGTTATTTCCGTAGCTTTATATTATTTCCATACGCGGGCCCCAGCAGGTATGACAAAGTTTTTTGCATTCGAAGCATCCAAAATCATGAAGGTCGACGGCCGCTTGAACATTGGGGTCTCCGATATACATGGGACCGCGAAGCCCGCAGCAGCAGACGGCAAACATACACGGACTACCCGACAGCGCATGTTTCAGCCAAATTCTGATCCTACCCAGCATCCTCTTCATTACAGATCTCTCCCCTCTTGCTTCTGCTGTATCTTTATCTTGCGCCTGCGCTGTACATCCGAATACAGCAGCGCTTTTGTGACAGCTTCGACATCCCATAGCTTGCGCATCGACTCAACTTCAAGCGGTTGAGGATATATCCCGGCATAAACTTTCTGCTTGAAAGTGGATTCCCCTATCACCCAAGCCGCCGCGATTTCTTTGCTTGTGACAGCGCCTGAACTTGGCCAGAATATATACTCGTCGGCGGCATTGTTCCCCGTATTGCCGTCCGGGATACTGTTTTTATTTTCTTCTGTTTCTGCTTCTGCCTCAGCTGCGCTAGTTGATTGGCTCTCGCCTGCTATTTCGCCGCTGTGCGCAAGAACTTTAATCGCGCCCTCGAACCTGCGCAGTTTGTCCACGTAGCAGCTGGGCATTGCGCTGCTGAAATCACCGGTGATAGTCACTCGCCATCCCGATTCGTCCAAAGTCAAAAATGCGCCCGCCATCACCTCTCCTCCTCTCTGAATCCATACCGGATCGTGAACCCGCGGCACGGATTATCACAAGTTATGCATCCCCGCCTTGACGGCGTCTTCGACTTCAAGATTTTTAAACGGGACCATATGGATATAGCTCCCTTCGTTCCTAGGACACTCGGCAACGCGCATTAACGTTCGATACGTCACTCCGTCCGCCTCCATTCGATCCGCACAATGATAATTCCGTACCACCCTTGCGACGCGACTCTGACGTAGAGTTGCGATCGACAGTTTCGACGCTTATGTCGCCGACCATAAAATCAATGTTGGTGTAGCTGATGATCCATCCACCGGTTGGCTGCCTGAATAGAAAATGGCTAACTCCGCCGTACCCCGAGGTAGTTCCTACAAAACGCAAAAAGTTCCCATTTATCACGTAGCGTTCGCGGACTTTGAATAATTTCGTGTCGATTATTTTATATTGCCGCCTGGTACTGATTTCCGCAGAACGTTCGGGCATTTGGGGATAGTAGTATTCGCTGGCAATATCCTTGGGATTGCATCGAAGTGCTGAAGATAATGCCCTGACGGTCGCCGAGCTCGTCGTGCCCTTGCTACCGGATTCAATCGCGCCAATAGTCGAAACGCCTAACCCTGTCAATAGAGCGAGGGCCGACTGGCTCAGCCCGACATGCATTCTGCGTTGCCTGAAAAAATCAGGATCTACGATCCATTTATTTTGCAGATCTCTCATTCGATCACCCGCCAAGGCTATTGCCGTTTAATTTAAATCTGCCATTCTGACAACCTGCATTCTTAAAATCCGTACTTTATAGCGGGATGCCGGAGACGTCCGCGCATATCTCAAATGTCTTTTCGAATACGTCACGACCGCAGGGATAAAATTCACCGTACACTCCCTTGATGACGTAATCTCCGGGAGAGACAAACATTTTTCCTTTTGGCGTTGGAATTATCAGCGTCCTAATAGGAGGGCACTTTCCTGTCGCTGTATATGCGCAATCGTTTATCTCGCTGTCAAGACGACCCCCGACAAATTCATATATCTTTTCTTTGTTGAGTCCGTCATATAAAATAGCTTCGATAACCACAGGCTTCTTACGATATTTCATGATCTTTGCCCCTCATTCATCGTCTTCAGCGCGCTCAGCGTTCCAGCCTTAAGGCAATCGAAAAGGGAGGCGATCTCCTCAGGCGTCGCACCTTCCGGAGTCCTGCCTCCCAGTTCCACACATGCCTTGCCGTCCACCAGCACCAGCTGCACCCTAAGTTCGTTGGGATATCCCGTTACGCAATTCATATTCATGACCTCCGTCTCCTTCCCTGAATTCCTGATCCTGATCTCGATCCTTACAATGCCATCAGCCGCGTTAGCCAGCCGGGCTTTCGCCCCGCCTGGCGCTTTTTCTTCTTCGGGCGGGGCTTCGTAGGGTTTTCCGGAATAAGGATCTCCGAAAGCTCGACGCCTAGTGCGCGGGCAACTGCGGATGCGACACCTGTCGTTGCATCGCATTGTCCAAGTTCCATTTTGGAAAGCTGCGTCTGGCTGATATCCGCCCTCTCCGCAACCGCGGATTGGGACAGGTTAAACTCAACCCTTATTTTTTTAATTTTCTTTCCGTCTATCACCTTTCATCACCTCTTTTTCTCTCAGCAGCTGGACCCCGTCGGGTCCTTGATTATCTCAGCCGCCTCAGCAGCTCGCGCCGTGTCTCGTCCAGGCCTCTTGAAGATGCAAAGTCGTTCCAGTCCGACAGCTGCTCGCCTTCGTTAAAAACAGGCATGGAAAATGGGATCCCGAGCCTTTCAAAAACATCAAGGGCAGCCGTAAGCCCGGCATTGCCCCCGTCCCTCCATCCGTCGTTGTCCGCCGCGACCGCAATTTCCCATTGCGGATAAGATCTTAAGATCTTCTTCGCTACGGGATAAAGGTTTTCTGCGCTCCCGGCCACAATCACCGGATCTCCCGTCGCCTCGTGCACGCTGCACCCAGTCGCCCACCCCTCGCATATCCACATATGTCCGGTAGTTTCCGCATATCTTTTCCCGTCGTCCGGCACACAGTAAAGGCCCCGAGTCGGCGCGTCCGGCTGGAAGCGCTTCTCTCCCGTCTCCGAGATCATCTGCACCGTCACCACAGGCCCTCCGGCCTCCCGAACGTAAGGAATGAGAAGCTCTCCATCCAGGACCCTCGCTCCGTGCGCCGATAAGAGCCCCTTCTTTACGATGTACCGGTGCATAGAAGAGGCAAAAGGCGCGCCGTACCACTTCTCTTTGGCACGCCGGATCCCGTGCTCCTCGCGTGATATCTGCATTGCGTCTTGTTCAGCGCTCATTTTTTGTGCCCCTCTCTGAATATCCTTAGCTGATATTGCGATTATAATAATATGTTCTTATTGTGTCAAGAGTATATTCTTAATTAAATAGTATCGTCTTTTGACCTTATAGTAATATGTGATTAAAATTGCCTTATGGATAAGAACAGACTCGGGAAAACCCTGAAGAAAATAAGGCAACAGTCCGGCCTATCGCAAAAGCAGGTGGCCGAGATGGTTGATGTTCATCAGACTCAAATAGGGAAGATCGAAACGGGAGAAACGGATACTACGACGAGCGTCCTGAAAAGAGTATGTATCGCCTTAAGGGTCTCCCCGGTCGACCTTCTTTTTGACGGCGAAGAGATTCCAGACTTTTTAAAATCATCGGCAGCGGGAAATCTGCAGAAACCGCAGGACCACAATAGCCATGACGGCCTCATGCTCCACGAGGCATCACTCGTTACACTTGTGAACTATCTCCGAGACAGAATAAAAAAAGAAAACAAATCATTAAGTGAAGAGGATCGGTCAGACATCCAGAAAGCGCTCTCGTCATGCATGTGCGACCTGGATAATTCTAACGGGAACGAAAGAACAGCTTAACCCCAGTAAAAACAGCAATAAAAAGCTGAATAGATGAGGAGGAATATATATGTGCGGGCTTATTGTCTTCACGGCAATCGGCGCAATTCTTATTTCTGTTTTATCTCATTTTATGAATATTGATATAAAAATAACAGTATATGCTCCGCTTTTCGCAATGATAATAATGATGATCTCTATGGGACTTTCAAAAAAACGCTTGGAATCAATGGCCGAAATGGCATGGCAAGAACTAATAATAATAGATCCAGACTTGGATTCTGCTTATGATAAAGACTTCTTTATGGCTAATTCATGTATTTTTATTCCACAAATTTACAGTTTTTATAGATTTAACCCAATACTGCGCGGTGAAGCAGGAGCTGAGGCCGTATGGGTTCAATTTTGTGGCTACGTGACAATTGGATTCTCAATCTGGTATCACGAATACCAAGCTACAGCGCTTGCTGTTTTAATAATATTATTAAATTATGTATTTTTCAGATATCCAGCTATATTTTATACTGATTCACATAGAGATAATATTAAACGTTGCTGGTTAAACTATAGCAGGAAAATAAAAAAGAACTGCAAGAAATCTAAAAACTCAATTTTTCGAGAGACCAACAGCCCCAACATATATACAGAAGGAGTTGCTCAAATTGCATATGAACGGATTGTGTCTATTATAGAAGAAAAACATAAATAATTGTTTAGTTACAAGGAGACCTTGATTATGAAAAAAATATATTTAATCCCAACAGCAATACTATTCGGTGCGCTTTTAAGTGATCTGCCTTATGGATATTTCCAAATACTCAGATGGACAACATGCATTACAGCAATATTTTTTGCTAATGAATCAATGAGTTGGTTCAAACAACCGGTTCCGTCAATTTTTATAGCAATTGCTGTTCTTTTTAACCCTATTTTACCAATGCACCTCTCAAGATCAATTTGGCTTATATTAGATGTGATAACTGGAATATTATTCCTGACATGGATATTTAAAATTCAAATATTAAAAAGGATACGCTAACAATTCAACATCAGCCCGTCCAAATAATCTGCATACCACTGCATCATTTTTATCCTTTCAGGAAGGTACTGCGCATAATTATAGGCAGCCCTTATGTCGTCGTTGCCAGGCACATGCGCCAGCTGCCGCTCTATTGCGTCTCCAGGCCATAATCCAGATTCATTAAGGATCGTGCTGGCCATGCTGCGGAACCCGTGGGCCGTCATCTGCTCCGGGCCGAAGCCCAGGGACCTTATGGCCACCCTCACGGTATCAGCGGACATAGAAATATGCGGACTCCGCTCGGACGGGAACACAAATTGAGACCTGTTGTCTGCTGCTTCCAGGATTGACTTCTGATTCTTCAGCACTTCCATTGCCTGTCTGGAAAGCGGCACCAGGTGTATCCGGCGCATCTTCATGCGCTCTGCAGGGATCCTCCACTCTGCGCGGTCAAAATCGATCTCACTCCAGAGAGCTCCGCGGATCTCGCCCGGACGGCAGAAAGTATAGGCCGAAAAGAGCATCGCATTTCTGACCTTCGGCTGCCGGTAATAATATATTTTCGTCATCAGATCCGCCACGTCGCGCGGATCCGTCACGGACGCCATATGTTTATGCCGCACCGATATGATCACGTCGCCAGTCCCGGACGTAGGATCGTAGACAAGGGCATGCAGGCCGATGCCGTAGCGGAACACTTGCTTGTATATGCTCAGTATTCTGTGTGACGTATCTATATATCCCTTCTCCTGGATGCTTTTGATAACAGACGTTATCTCTCCCGGCTTAATATCCGCAGCGGATCTGTTGATAAATGGCGGCAGGACATACTGCTGTATGCGCCCTTCGACAGTCCGGGAATAACTCGGCGCCTTCGAGGCGATCTTAACCTTGTACCAGTCCCAGACAAGCTCTGAAAATTTTAAGTTATATGGGACATCTCCAAGGGAAATATCAACGGACCTCCTTTTTTCAGCGCAGGCGATCCTGGCTTCCTTCAAAGAAAGATCCGGATATTTCCCCAGGAGGAATTTCCTCCGCTTGTTGTTCTTTTTAAATGAGAGCCACCAATACTTATGTCCGGCCGGCACGACCTCAATATAAAGGCCGTCGACGATCAGGCGCATATACCTCTTATCTGCCGGCTGCAGAGCGCGAACTTCCTTATCGGTCATCATAGCGATTCCTCCAAAGGCTGTATATGACTGTGTTTAGACCCTAAAAGGTCACTATAACCTAATTTTATGGAGCTATAGTGACCTTTATAGAACACCTTAATCTCAATAAGGTTCATTCTAGTCTATTAACCTTCATCAGTCAAAGGAGAAAATAAATCCCGAAAAAGCAAGGCTCTAAGCCAGCTTTATCTATCTTTCCCTAAAAAAAATAGACCCTTCATGAGGGTCTATTAAGATAGTTGGTGGAGACGCGGAGATTCTGAAGTTTTGTTTTGAGTTCAGTTATACCAATTATTTACAAAGTTTTTTGTCCTGCTATAGTGCCATTTATAGAACACTTACCACAATTTCCAGACTATCCCGAAACCAACAGCGAGCTGAAAATCTCCTGCGCTTGTGTATGAAGGACCGGCGAAAACTCCAAGCCCCGGAAGCTTAGACTTACGCAGCTCCCCCTTCCATGCAGCTTCACGCGCCTCAATATCCTTCTCAACTTGCTCTAAACGCAGCATAACCTTGTCTGCATACTCCACAGACGCAGCGTTCTGCTCCCAATACATATCCCGCCAATGGTCGCGATCTAGCCGGTAGGTCCGCAGCGCCTGAAAGATCAGCCGTCCGGAATATTCGTTCGTCCAATATCCATTTTTTTCTACTATTTGGCCCTCATTGATCGGAAGAAAGACTATTTGTTCTGGATCCGGCGAGCTCTGCTGCGAAAATCCGCAGCTCGGAGACCACGCCATCAGCAATAGCGTCAGGAGCCATAACAGCGGCATCTTTTGCAGTTTGGACATAAATGTTCACTTCCCCCTCTTTTGCTGCCTCTCCGTGCGTCCTGACAGCAGTTTTATAATCCGACGCCTCATCTTTTGCGGCATTTATTGCCACCTGTGGATCCGGCAGCGGACTCACGTCGCTATATATAAAATCCCAAACATACCAGGCACAGATCGCTATAATTACCGCAGCGATAACATATAAATATTTACTCAGATTCTTCGTCTCGCCGTTCTCCATGCAGATCCCCCCGTCCGCTCCATTTTTTAAATGCATAGCTGGCCCATATCCCTCCGCACACTCCGGCCAGCGCATCAAAATGATCATACGGCAGACTAAAAAATTGCTCCGCCGCCCAGGATATAAGCACGACGACCGTGACAACAACAGCCGCAATACGCGGCAAACTCATGGCCTTAAATTCCAGATCATCGTAGACAACGAGGGCCAGGTCACGAAGAGGTTTTATCAGCATCCTTTTTATTTTCAGCACCATCAGCATTCCGCCTCTCGACCCCATATTTGCCATAAAGGATTTTATCGATCACCCCGTCTACCCATACGCCGCCGCGCCGGACCGATATAGCAACCAATGCGATGGTCCCGCACGGGCCAAGTTTCAACTCTATTGCAATCGCTGATATAAAACCGGCTAGAAATATATCCCCCATCACGCCTACTGCCAGCTTTTGCAGCGAAAACTTATCCTTCAAAAAGTGAAACTGAAAGAAGTCCAGGAGGCTGGCTATCAAGCCGGTCAGCAGCCCGGGGAGCAGCAGAAAAAATATAGCGCGCATGGAGACCCAGAAATCGTTAAAATCCTGCTGGTTCATGCGCCTATCCCCTCCACCTCGCCCTGTGCCCGCGTACATCCACGTGGATAAACGTATCGTAAATGCCTATCCCCCCATGTAGAAATACCTTGAATTGCTCAGCGGCTCGGACTAGTTCTTTAGGCGTTAGTCCCTCTACCCATATATCAGCAGCATATCCGCGCAGATGATATGAATTCTTGGTCCCGCCCACAGCGGCATTATGTTCCGGACAGCGGGTCCCGGAGTTGACGATTATAGGCATGCCCAAATAGTCTCTCAGTTCCTGAAGCCCTTTAATAAGAGCCGGAGTGATATTGAATTTCTTACATCCACACTTGCATTGAAATTCAGATCTGGAAAAATTAGCGCTAAGATCCCCCATTCATATCACTCCCGGTCCTCTAAGATTTTTTTGAACTGCAGATAAAGATCATGTACATTACGACCATATGCCTCTGCCATTACCCCGGCTCCGTTATAATCCCTGGCGGCTAATCGCACATTGCCGCAGCGTTTTTTCAGGAGAGTAGCCAAATGAGCGGTGCCGTAACGAATATTTTGGTCAGGATCCAACAGCGCCGTTATTACTTCCGGCCCCTTGTGCGCAGAGGAAAGATAACCCCACGCCGTCGTAACCAAAAGCTGCATCAGTCCATAACTACTCATGATCTCTAACGGAGCAAGGCCTGTTGCCTGGACAATGGCCTTAATTTTGTCATCTCGATGCGCTCTAACTATGCTGGACAGTGCCTCAGGTTCTGAACGCCTGGCATTGGGATTCCCGGCAGATTCCATCTGAATGATCGCCAGGATCAGCGCTACCGGCACTGGAGTGATCCCTCGGCATTCCCATTTTTCGGCCAATGGCCGCCATTTTTTTACCTTCTCCTTTATTTCGGCCATCCTTAACGCTCCTTAATCTTTTTCACTGCCCATTTCGGCACTGCCTTAAATCTTGCCAATATCCACTTTACGCCGCTACGGCCATCACTGATAAACGGGCTAAGGTTCATTCCGATCGCCTCCTAAAATAAAAAAGAGCTCCAAAAGGAGCCCTTTTTATCCTTTTTAAAAATATACATATCAGTCAGCTAAAGATTAAACAGGCTCTCCGTCATTTGAGGAGCCGCCTGTAATAGTAATAGGAAGCTCCTGCCAATAAATTGAATCGGCAGCCGGAGTCTGCCCTGTACATCTCTGTATACAAGTCCATAATTTATCGGAATAAATAACCATATTGCCGGCGTAATATTGTGCGCCTGCATCATAATTGCCACGCATAGTGAATCCGGAACCTGCCCCGAATTTATCAAGATCGGCATACCTATGGACCCCATCGCCGACGAAATACTCAGCCTGGCCTGGGCTTAGGCGCCCCACAGTTATACAGAGAGCATTTGCGGGTATTATACCCTCATACGAACTCCAATCCGCGTGTGGGTATGCCGGCACCTCCGCAAGATTAAAATCGCAGCTACGTAATGCATGGACACTCTTTGGCAGCATTTAACAACTCCCCTTTCAATTTTTTATCAACGTCCTTCGATATATTGATAACAGTATTTAAACTATTACAATGTTTCATGTAGCCCAAAAAACTGGCCCATACCTGCATTATAGCCTCCTTGTTCAATGCGCCGTGCTTATATAGGCGACACATCCTCAACAGCCGCTTCCGCATACGACGAACGTTTCTTTTTCGAGGAAGCCTATGTGTTGGCCACATGCGATATCCGCAGAAATTCAACCCCTTGCTGATCGGCTGGATCCTGCTTTTAGGGTTAAGTTTCAGTCCTATATCCATTTCGACAAAACGCTCCATCTCAAAATATACATACCTGGCCTCTGATTTATCCCGGCAGATGGCGATAAAATCGTCCATATACCTCAGATAATACATAATCCCCATAACTTCCTTGGCGTAATGATCGAGCGGGTCCAGGACTATGTTCGCCATAAGTTGGCTCGTGAGTGCGCCTATAGGCACGCCTACCCCATGTTCTGCGCCGGTATCAACTATGCGATCCATGAGCCATAGCGTATCCTTGCAACGGATAGTCCGCCTGTACTGCTCTTTAAGAAATACATGCGGTATAGAGGCAAAATAACTCTTAATATCACCCTTGACGATATAAGGGCTCTTGTATTTTGCTTTTACCATGCGTAAATAATGCTCGGCCATATCTACAGCCGAATGCGTCCCCTTGTTTTTCCTGCAGGCAAATGAGCATCCCATAAAACGGCGCTCAAACAGCGGCCCGATAACCTGCACAAGCGCATGATGCAGCACCCGATCGCAGAAGGCCGGAGCGGCTATTTCGCGCATTTTTGGCTCATACACGGTAAAATACCTGTATGGTTGCGACTGCCAGGAATGCCAGATCAGATGGTTCTGTAAATTGATGAGATTTTCTTCCAGCCGATACTTATAAACAAGCGCCTCGTGCCTGAAGCGCTTTCCCTTAGATGCATTTTTGTACGCCTCTACGAGATTGTTAAAATCATAAATTTTCGGATAGAGGCTCCCAAAGGTAGTTGGCATGCCGTCTCCTTTCTAAAATCAAGCAGCGGGGTTAGGTATTTTCCGGCTAAAAGCCTCCGACTTGCCGCTCTTGGAGTTCATCTTTACCAAACGGAAGGAATCAGGCTCCTTTTCCTCCTTGTACAGACTTAAGGTCCATGGGCCTTAAGTAACAGACTATAAGGGAGAGCGGGGCGGACGCCGATGTTGATGTTAGTGTTGGACGCAGTGTTGTTCAGGTTCAGATACGACACACCAGCCTTCGACGTGTTGTTGAAATTGCCACCACGGTAGCAAACACACGGCCTACAGCCTGACCCCCTTGGACGGTGGATCAGTACGGCTTCTTGATCCAGCCGCCTAATCTCCGCCCGACTTCGTCAATTTTCTTTGCCCATATTTCATATTGTTTTGGCGGCAGAAAGCCCAAACTGACGGACATCCGGACATAGCATCGCAAAACGTCAAGCTCGACGTCGATCTCTCTCAGCCAATCAAGGCGTTTTTCTTTCGTTTTATTTGCCCGGATGATAAGGGAGATGACAAGTGTCATCTCCCTCTTGATATCGGCTACGAGCGTGAACCGTTCAGATTTCGGGAAATGCCGACACGCCGTATATCCGTATGTGAACGCATCTTCTGCCAGCTGCAGGATCTCAAGATTCATAACCTAAAACCATCGGAGTATCAAAATGCCGGAGATCGGAGTATCAAACCCTGTAAAAAGCGGGGCGGACGCCGATGTCGAAGTAAGTGTTGGACGCAGTGTAGCCCAGGTTCAGATACGACACACCAGCCCTCGACGTGTGGCTGAAAACGCCACCACGGTAGCACACACACGTAGCGGCTAAGTTGTACCAAAATCCATCTGTACCATAATCTCCGGAATCGTGCGGTATTATACAGAGTTCCTTCAGTAATTTAGGCGCTGCAACTTGGGTCGCGACGCTCTCGACAGTTTTCTGGTATGTCTGTGAGATCAATTTGAACCCGTCGCTCGCTCCTGATCCCGGGACGGTAATGCCGTAATCCGCAGCAGCTGTTACAAATTTCAGTTCGCCGGCCGTTCCGTCGCTGGCCAATGTGCCTATATGGGCCTCATCGTCCAAGATGCTCTTATATAGCGCGTTGATCCCAGTATCTGGGCTTGCGGCATTGTTGTTTTCAATGATCTGTATGAGCCCATTTTTCAGCTGCAGGCCATCGACCATCTCAGTCACGTTGCCGTTAAGGTCCCATACGCCGTATGGACTGCCGTCGTGGCTCCATGCCAGAGGCCCGCTGCCGGTCAAAACGCGGCCGTTATATTTTGTCCCGCTGCTGTCGTAAATATATGAAACTTCTCCTGCCTCCGTAGGGACCGCATAATCCTTGCCGTAATAATTATTCCCGCGTGGCTGGAATCCCTGAGATTTGCACAAAAGGGACAGATACGCCCACTCTGAATTTGTCATCATATGATGTCCCGCACCATTATTACGGCCGGCCGTCTGGAATGTTGCGAAATTCTGAGAATTTGCAGGATCAACTCCGCGCAGGGACAGCAATAGATTCTTAGCATTGGATGCCTGTATGCACCCCTGATACTTCCCGATAAAAAGATCTTTGATTATCGATGATCCCACACGAAATGCCGGATGAACCTGCCCTGGAACTGATTCTGCGGCTGAGATAGGTGTTGATTTTGGGCCAAACCGCACATAGATACTGGGGAAATACAGCGGCGAAGTGGCTCCGTCTGATATCCATTCGAGGAAGTTTCGCCCCCCCGAAAGTTCCGCTACTCTGTTGCTCAAGTCTCGGCGTTCTGCGGCATCAGCGAAGCCAAGGGCGCCGTAACTTTTGAATCTGCGCGTTATCTCTAATTCCAACCCGCGCATTGCGCGATCCTGCTCTGCCACTCTCATATCATTCACTCTCCATTTCAATTTCAGGCATTACGGGTTGTGGAAAATATTCCATATATATGCGCCGAATATCCGCATCAAATACAGCAACATACCCAACCGCAGCAGATTCATCTCCGGCAACTATAGTTTCTGCTGGGTCCGGAAGCGCGACCCCCTCATCCAAATAAGAGAGAAATATTTTTACGTGCCCCACATCGACTGGCGTAAGGGTTGGAATCATCCTTCTGTCACCTCCATAGAAATTTGCCGTCCGAGAGACGCTGCGTAAACCGTCTCTGGCGTTTGTGCGGTCGAATCGAAGTCCAGCTTGATAATTTCGCCTGGCTCAAGCCTGCGGCCTGCGACTACTGCAGCTATGCATTCGTCAAGATTACGCGCGCGGAGAAAGACGCGCCCCGAGAGCGCGGATGTCCCGGCAAACAGTGATGCGCTGGTGGCGGTTACAGTCTTGATGGCAGAAATAGTGCTCATGTTTTATACCTCCTGTTTTTTTATTTTTTTTTAAAAAGTTGAATAAAATACACCCCTTATCCGTCATCTATAGGCATAGGTTCATCTCCTTTCGTCGAATAAAAAAAGCACCCGGCGATTCACCGGATGCCGCTGTTTTTGTTTGTTCTGCTGCTAGTTATTTTTCTTTGGTCTGAATCCCCCTCCCAGGATCACGTATGCCCATGGAATTGCCTCATCTTCGTTATAGAGCTCCCAGAATGCCTTAGCCGCCCGCAGCATTACCCTGTTCGGCAGTCCTGTACTGTAACCGACAACCTCCGCGCCGGACCAGACAAGCGGTTCCAGATCGCGGTCCTCCGGTTCTGCCTCTATGACCTTATCGGCGGCCTGTATAAGCTTAAAAATACTTCTGAGGCTTGCTTCCGCCGGGCTAAATGTATATCGCCCAATTTCCGCACCCCTTGCAAGATCCCTTACTAAAGGCACGGTACTCAGCGGAGAAAGGAACGCCTGTTTTGCCGTCCACTTGACCCACTCCTCTATTTCAATTTCTCCATCCTCATCGTCGTCGTCAGGGCCGTAACCACGCAAAAGACTTTCAGCGACGTTCTGACATATAAGGATATAAAATACGTAAGATGCCAGATCCCCGAAACGCCCCCTTAACCCATGGCCGTGTATCACCTTCATCAGCGCCTCGTTCTGCATCTGGTACATGACCCTGAACCAGCTGTAGAACATAGAAACCCATCTCTGCCACGTGCCGGATCTCTCAAATGTTGTAAGGTCGGCCAGGTTCGATGCGCTCTGGGTCTGTCGAATTATAGAGTCGGCAAAAGCTATAGCGTCTGCCTCGTTGCCATTGAATTTCTTGATCCCCATTTTGTATGCCTCGGCCCATCCAGGCACATTGCAGAGATTCTGCATCATGGGATAGATGTCAAGCATGCGGTCCTGCCACCACTTGAGGCCGCCGGACTGGGAGCTCCAGTTCTGCCTGAGCCTTCTGACTTCTAGGGTCTGACCTCGATATTGATCACGCATGAAATCAGATTTCTCAAGCACGAATGAATAGATATCCCTGTTGCCCATCAGCCCGTTTAAGATCGCTCTGGCAGTTCTCACAAACCCTATCCTGTGCGCCAGGGCAAAGTATCCAAGAGGCTGCATCAGAGCTCCAGTTACATTGGCTCCAAGAGCAAACATTGCCGTGCCGGATATCGCTTTGTTAGCTAACCTGTCTCCGTCAGACATCGCTATGCCGTTATTTTTCGTATTTCCCGCAACGTCATTCAGCCACTTATTGATATTTTGGCGTCTTTTTTTACCCAGCACCTGGTCTATCGTTGTTTCGACAGTCGGATGCCTGAGTATCTTGCGTACATCTCTCAGTGCCGGAGCCACTTCGAAGTCATGGATAACATTTGCCAGGTGGTTATCAAGCACGCTGAGCGACAGCAGAGGCGGACGTCCTTCTACATCCACGGCACGGAGCTTTCGGTGTCCGGACTTAGTGTATGTATGAGCAAACCCCAATGTTGTCGACGTCAGAGCAGTTTCCAGTTCAGTCTGTGCTGCAGCCTGGGTCGAATACCTGAGATCCGTCACTATCGGGTAATAGCCTCCGGTGATCTTGCCGTATTTGGTCTCAAGCGGTGTAGCATCCACCTTTTCAAGCGTCAGCCCCGTCATGAGTTCGTGCACTTTTTTGACCTGAGGCCAGAGCGACTCGACAAGGTTCCATATCCCCTGAACATACTTAATGTCCTGCTCGTTCAAAGTCCCCAGGATCTCGGCCATATTCTCATTTGTCCAGCCCCAGCCGGTCATAAGCCTTGATCTGTTGCCCTCGTTGCCCATGTTCAATACTGCGGAGATCGCCATTTCCCTGGTCAAAGTCAGTTTTTGGTCAGTGGGCACATATTTGACCTTCCCATTTGGCAGCGTGACCTCCTTATATTTGTAGATGTCATCGAAGGTCCTGGACCAGTTGTCGATCTTTGAGCTGCCATATGCCTCGCTGCGCATGTCCCTGGCAAGGGAGAACACCCGGTTCAGCTCCAGGGTCTCACGTGTCATGGCAGCCCGTATTGGCTGAAATATGTATCTTTGGGCCGGGCCCATATCCACATAGCCATCCAGGGCCCTGCACATTGCCTCGACGGTCTCAATATCAGCCAGCGCACCTCCGGCGAGCGCTATGATGTTCTTTTTGATCTCTTCCGGGTCAAGGATCTTTTCTCCGGTTACCTTTTCCCCGTAGAAAGCTTTAGCAGCGCTGTATATCTTATCCGCGATGTCGGACAGCTTCTCGTTCTGCATCAGAGCTATCGTCTGCTTCTCCTGGCGTCCGACAGTCACGATGTTTTTCACCGCGTTCTGCACTTCCTTGAACTGCCAGAGCATGAGTTGCGTATAGTGGCGCCGCTCCTGCGTTTGTATTATCCAGTCATCTATCAGGATTGGCGTTCCTTCTGCGTCCATCTCGCGGATAAAATTGTCCAGCGACGGAGCCTCGCCCACCGTTGCTCTCTGCTTGGCCGTCATGCTGCGCGTCTTGCGGATATCAAACCTGGTCAGGATCGCATCTACCTGTTCAACAAAATTAGGAGTCATGCCGAAGGTCTGAGTATTGGTCCTCTTGGCATACCGTTCCAGCCAGGATCGTATGCCCTCGGCCTGCCGCTGCGACCTGTACATCTGTTTCACAATCATGTGCTGCATAAGCTCGCGCTCGCGCCACCGGCGGAATTCGGTCTCATCATTCTTTCGGAGCGCCGCGTCGGCCTTCCTGCGGGCCTCTTTTTCCGCGCGGATATACTTGGCCGTATCCCTCAGCTTCTCGATCGGCATTATCCCGACGATATTTTCCGCAGCAGTTTCAGCTGCACTCTTTACGCCCTTGATCTGTTCGTCATACCTCTGCTTGATCTCCTTTCCCAGGCGTTTTTTCTCGGCCTTGACCATCATATCAAGAGCTCTCTTCATCTTTGCTTCTTTAAGGGCTTCGGCCCTGCCTTCCTCACGGGCAATATCAAGCGGGGATTGCTTCGCATCTTCGCCCATAAGGATATTGAACAGATCCTCGTCAGAATCAACAGGGATCCCGTTGCCGCTCATCTCCTGGGCAAGCTCGTCCAGGCCGAATCCGGTCTTAGAAAAAATGCCCGGTCCTGTCTTTTTAATAAGCTCCTGTGCACGCTCCTTGCCAAACTCCGTTGAGACTGACGAATACAAGAGCCCACCGTGCGACTTGATCCACCCGATCACATTGCGCCGGTTCCTTGGACTCTCCTGCTCAGCTGCCGCTGCCTCGTCTTCAGCGTAGATCTCTGCGTATTCAGACATCGGCACGACCATATCAGCCGCCAGATCGTCAGAATGCTCCTCGCCCTCATACCATGCGGCCTCGGCAGCTGCGTCAAGTTTTGCAGGATCGTTAATAATAGATGCGAACTCCCGTTCTATCTGAGCCTTGACCCTGGAATCGATCTCGGCATGCAGCGACGTTTTACCCGTAAGATCCTCGATAAGCTCATCCGCAGATCCGTAATTCATGTCCTTAGCAGCGATCTCCACGCTAATACCATCCGGATCCATTACTGCCGGTGAGAGCTGGCTGATAACTGTCTCGCCGTATCTGTCCATGATCTCGCTTTCCGACATCCTCCGGTCTGGGTTTTCCTCGTACATATTGACAGTAGTCCAGCCCTTTTCCGTGGATACCTCCGCTGCGATCCGCGGCCGTATCTCATCAGCGCGGGAGATCATCTTCTTGCGATTCTCCGGCGAGATCTCATCCATCAGGATCCCCAGCAGCCTCTCTTTTGCCGCCTCAAAAAGATCCTCATCGTCGAACGGATAATCATCCGGGATATTGTCCTCCTCGGACCTCAGCAGTTCCTCAACCTCCATCTCGGCCTTAAACTGCTCAATGGACTCCTCTGACGCCAGCATCCGGTCATAGACGGCTCGGACATCGTCGGAGAGCTCCACATTCAGCTCAGTCAGACTCTTGTAAATATCCGTCAGCCACTTTTTGAACCGGCGGAATACAGACTGCAGTTCAGCCGTCGGTGCCCTGCCCTCGCGCATATAGGCCTCAAAGCCGCGAGCAAAATATTCATGCGCTGCGACATCAAAGGCCTTGCCCAGCTCCGTCTCTCGCTCCATCCCGGAGTTTATCCAATTAATAAAGTTGACCTCCGTAGCGCCGGCCTTGACCGTCTCGCTCATGCCGGTCTGCTTCTGGATCCAGTCAGTTATCTGCTGCGCATCATCGCTCCACCAGCCGGAGATGAGATCCAGATCATCCATAGCCTGTTTGCCGTACCGGCCCGTCGTGACAGAAGGAGTGCTGCGGAACTGCCGGAGCTGCCACAAATAGAAATGGGCCAGCTCGTGGATCACGGTCGACGCATCCGCGTTCTTGCTCCATGATATCCGGATAGGCTGACCGGCCTGCCGCGGAAATGTAATGGATCCCCGGTTCTGTTGGGTAAAATACGGATTTCCGCTGTAATCATTGACATTCCTGAGCATATCGCGTACACTTACCCAAGAGCCATCTCGTGCAACGGTGAGTTTCTTTTGAGATGCCGCCGTTAGAGGTGGCTCTTCTTTTTCAATTATTAGGTCGTATAACTGAATTGATTTAGGATCAAATATTATGTTTCCTTTTTTTTCTTCTGCGACTAACCGCACGGTATAAAAGTTTTTACCGTCAACAGTTACCGGAACATATAAACGATGAAAAACTCCGATAGAATTTTTCCTGTTAATCTTCCTTCTTTCTCCTCGTGACATGCTCTCATCCAGAGGAGATATTTTATTATTAGGTACACTTTCGATAACAACTGAAGCAGAAACTAAATCCATAATATTCATTATTGATGCGTTTCTCACGGGAATGTGCATGCGGAGCACAGGAGCTCCGGAGTGCGCAATATGAGCCGCATTCTTTTTTAGAATATCAACTATGGCTTTGTTGTCTGCGGTGCTAATTTGCATTGGGGCAAGAGTTTTAATAAAACTATCTAAATCCTTAATGTCTTTTTTTGCAGTTGTTTTAACGGTGGCAGAAATATCTACAGCCTTTACAAGTATATCAGGATCAACATCGGAATTAACGGCCTGATTGTACGTCTCAAGAATCTCCACCGCATTATCATCAAAGATCACGTAGTTATACGATCCTTTACCGGCGTTTCTGCTGTTGCCGTCAAGATACTTGATTCCGACAAACCCTATTTGGTTTAAAAATTTGCTTGCCCTTTCTGCTGACCCAAGGACCTCGGTAATTTGTGTATAGACAGATTCACCTTTCGCTTCATGAAAATCCAAATATTGTTCGAGATAATCACGGAGCACATCCTCAGGATAATACTCGTCACTGATCTCATCCTCTGAGAAAATATCCGCCACATTTGGATCTTTTTTACGTTCACTTTTTATCCAATTAGAGATTGCATCGTAGTTTTCCCTAGAGAGACCTTCAATTATTTTTTTCTGAGTCTCTTCTGTAACTTGCTCGTCCCACATAAGATATTGTCCAGCATCGTCAGGAAGTTCGACTTTGTAGATCGCACCAGGCTTTAACTTGCTATTGTGTATGTTTTTAGTGAACCACTCAACGGCATAGGGATCATAATCAAACTCTGGATCCGATGTGAGTTCGCCTACCTTTAAGCGGTCAACTATGCTTTGGGAATCCCAAGTTGTCTCAAAATCTTCAAGCAATGACATTAAATCATAATAACGTTTCCGCTCTTTAACACCAGCCTTATTTGCAAGTCTCTCAAAGTGCTTGTGCCACTCTGACAATGTCTTACCTGAGAACTTAATATCACTCATACTTTTGCCGGAGCGTTCGATAAGCGCATTTCTATAATCTCTCGCTATCATCTGTGTTTCGGTAAAATAGAGCCCCCAACCATATGCCTGATTACCTTCGCCAGTTCCAATCTTTCTAAGATTAAATCTGTCAAACTTATGCGGACTGCCATGATAAGCCGCCTGGAAGTATCTCAGCTCCTCAGCCATCTCCGCCTTACGCAGCATCGAATCCAGGATGATCTGATCCTCTCTGCTGACATCCTCTGTCTCGGACAAAAGAGATGCCTTGCGCTCGGCATAAGACATCTCTAAACGCCTTGTTGCGTTCCTTGCCTCGACTTCTCCTGCAAGTCTCTTGTATCGGCCAAGTTTTGTTTCTTTTTCATAGAGGGACCTTAACTCTTCTATTGTTTCGACATTATACCGGCGGAGAATCTTTTCTAGCTCCATTTTTGCTCCGGTCTCAAATCTATTTTGTCCACGTCTGTGATAATTTTCTGCTTCCTCGAGATCGTTTAGCCAAGTATGCACTTTTATAGATTCATTAAACATTTCCGTGCTGCCACCCCTGGCAAAACCTTCTCTTGCCTGGATGGCATGCTGAATCTCGTGTGTCAATGTGTCAAACACATCATCAGAATTGTTGCCTGTTTTAAAGGAGAGATGTATAGCGTTCTCTCGTCCCGAGTAATATCCGGATACGCCTTCATCGTCTAAATCGACATAAACTTTAATCTCAGCTAGATCAGGATAAGCGGCAAACATTTCATCATAGGAAATGACCTCTTTTAACAAGGCATACTTAGCAGGACCATACTTTTCAGGATGAGAAAAAAGATCTCTCCATTCCTTAGTTCCGGCTGCCTTTTTTAACCTAAAATGATCGTCTGTCTCCATGCGCCATTTGCCATCTACGCCCAGTTCCCAACCATAAGCCATTTTGATTTTCAGAGGATCTTTCCCTGCTGCCAGCTCCTTCTTTGCCGCTGCCAGGTTATCCAGGCGCATCGTCACCATCTCTGCAGCGTCCAGCTGTCCTGCGCCCTTTTCTCCCAAGGCCTGGTAATATATCCCCATGGATCCATCGTCGTTCTGCGTAAAGGAGATCGGGAACATCTCCGCGACATCTTCCGGCATAATCAGATCCTGGCGCGTGCTCTTTTCGTTCCACATTCTTGCCAATGGGATATACATGCGGCTGGCCATCCATGCCGTATTGGCCGCGGTCTCGTGATCCATTCCCTGGGCCTCCATCTGCAGGCGCATCGATTCAAAAACCTTCTGAGCACTGGCCGCTTCGCTGACCTCGCGTTCCAGCTCATAAGAGACATCGAACAGATCGCCCTGGCGGATCTTCGTGATCCTGTCGTTCATCGCCTCGGCCTCTCCCAGTGTCATCCCGTCAGCGCTGAATCTCATGGACTTGCGTATAGCATCCTGGGCTTTGTCCGGTACCGAGTCAAAAAGCTTAATCGCCTCTATTTCAATATCCGGACCTCCCTCGAGCGACGCCCGGAAATCTTCGGGGTCTACACCCAATGCCTCTTCTGCCCATGCCGCAGCATCTTGCTGCTCTGTCTCTATCAGTCCATCCTGGAACATCTGCTGCACGGATGTCGCCGGAACATATACAGTCCTGGCATCCGCGCCGCTAAGCAGCTCGCCGGCGAAATCCTTGCTCATTCCAGGAATGCGCTTAAGCAACTTGGTCACGCCTATCGAAGCATTAAAGTTGTCCAATTTACTATTGAGATTCTGAGTCTGGTATGCCTCTATCTCTTTTCTGCCCAACTCTATGCGGTAATCCCCGCGCAATCCGGCGCCTATAGGGCCTATCGCACTTATAAGCGCGAACGAATACAGCGACTGCGTGAACGTATTGGTCAGCTGTGCATTTATGTCGCCTATCGTCCTAGCATCGTAACCGTTCAGCAGGGATGCTTTCTGCATCTCATCTATCGCTATCGGGAAAGCATCCTGAAAGACCTCCTGCATAGAGTCTGTGACTGTATTTATCCCCCAGTCCTTTAAGGCCATACCGCCCATCTTCGTAATTGCCGGCAACGCCGCGATCCTAGCTCCGACTCTCGCTATAACCGGACGCATCGCGGATGATGCTATTTTGTTCATCGGGCCTAATGCCGTTTCCAACTGCAAAAGCTCGATCGCGCCATTCACGGCTCCCACGGCCATACTGCCAAGCCCTACTGCCATAGGCGAAAGATGATCGCCGTTTTCATCGCTCATCATGCGGCGTGTTATAAGGTCTATCCCGCCCTCTGTCTTTGCAGACTGGGTAAATACTCCCATAGCAGTACCAAGGCCCCAGGCTGCAGCTGCAGTCATTGTAGTCCCGATCGCCAGCGCAGGAAGAGACACGGGCGCCGTAAGTGCCGCCAATCCGCCGCCTACAATAGCTCCAGCTGCACCTATAGTCGCCATGCCGCCGGTCGTCATAGCTCCGCTTATCTGTTGTCCTATCATTTTGCCGGACTCATACAGCATGCCGCTAAACCATCCGGACGGAGCCTCACGGTCAAGAGCGAGCATTCGTTTTTCCAGATCCACCCATTCGGATTCATCCACCTTGCCGCCTGCGCTCTGTTTTGCAAAAAGATTTGTCGCGTCCCTGCCTATCGCTGACATTTCCTCGCCAGAGAGTACGCCTTTCCCTAAATCCGTATCTCTGAACCAGTTGCCGAGCGCTACGTCCAGCTGCCTGAACGGATCGCTGTCATCGGTCATGATGGTATCGCGTCCCATCAACGCCGGAGGATTGCGCAGCGTCGCAGCGGCAGGAGTAGGAGCGGGAGCTATCGACCGCAAAGAACGAATAATGGCGTTCCTTCCGGATGCCCCGCGCTGCAATAGCCCATTGAGATTTTCCTTTACCATCGCAGCCCTCTTTGACTCCTTTTCCATCGCAGCAAGGTTGTCGACATCATCATAGGCAGAGGCCATGACATCGTCATGCTGCAGGAATTTAGACGTAGCCGGAGAAAATGCCACCATGCGGGTCCAGTCCGGAGATTTTTTTTCGAGCAGAGCAAGCCTGTACTCGGCCTCTTTCTTATACATTTCATCCCGGTCCTGGATCCACTGCGGAACTCCTACGCGCTGCGCATTCCAGACGCGTGCCGCATTCTGTTCAGGATTTTCAGTGACATGTTTTCTGTATATACGCTCAAGCTCATCCTGCAGCGGATTCAGCTGCGGCAGACCAAGGCTTTGCGCCTCCTCGGTAGAAAGCGGCGCACCGGCCTTGACTCCGCCGTAAAGCCCCTTCACGTCTATTTCATTAAAAAGTCCGGCCATAAGAAAATCCCTCCAAAATAAAAGGCCCCATAAGGGGCCTAATCCTCATCAAATGATAACGGCAGCCATTTCCCGGACACCTGATCAGGGTAATACCATGTTTTGCCCCTGAGTTCCGCCCCTGGCGGTATCTCGAACCTGCGCACAGTCTTATCCGTCTTTCGCCCGTACCATGTCCTGGTCGTACCGACAACGACATTTGCGACGACCTTTGCCATAATAGCGACACTCGCCTCGTTGCTGATCGGCATGTTTTTGTTTGCCTTTTCGGCAATCTCTATTTCATAGTTATACCTATCTATCGCCCTGCCTCTGACCTTAAGATCAGTGATCTTTTCCTGGTCGAGATATTTGTTGAAAATAGAAGCTTGCTGCATCTTTATAGCAGGATCAGATATATCGTTTCCGGCTGAATTTTTGTACATAGAGCGGAATGCCTTCAGATCCGTCATAGACAGCTTACCGCCGTATAAACTATAGAACGTCTTCCAGTCCGGAGCCTTATCTATAAGCGTACCGGCATCGGACATGCTCCACAAAGATACAAGTATATCCCTGTCGGTTTTTATCCTTCCATCTCCGCTTCCATCTTCTGCAAATTTTCCTATCTTGAATTTCGCGTCACGTGCATCCATCAGCTGCCACATAGTCGCCTTCGATGCCCACGACACACCCTCTATGGCCTTATTGATATCTCTTATAGAAGATCCTCCTCGGATCATGTTATATATACTATCGAACGCCTTCGCCTGTTCATCGTTCCGCGCCTGGACCTTGTCAGTAAAAAGGCTTTCGGTGTTCTCTAGGAACATTTTTTCCTCTTCTCCGGAATAATTGGTCCTTATATAATCAAGAGCTGCCCCGCGGCCATCTACGCCGAATTTTTTGACCATATCCTCAGCCACGATCTGGGCTTTGACAGGCATTACGGCCTTACTTAACTTAAATTTCACATCTTCCGCATCTGACGGATCCATAAGTTTTTCATTCTTAGCAGCCCATTCCTGTGCTTTTATCGGATCATCGACCGCCATGCGCAGGGCAGTGGAGGCTACGAATTTAGAACGCACCGCATCCGTATTTTTAATATTTTGTTCTTCCCCCTGATCGCCGTATATCCCAATCGCCGCAGCACGTATGGCATCCTCCTGCGCCTCCATCGAAAAGTTTTCAGGAGCCCTTGCCCAAGCGATAGAATTGGTATCAAGGACTTTGATGGCCTCTGTTTTTCGATATTCCGCCATGGCCTTACCTTCCTGGACCATAGCAGTTCTTGCCGTACTCCTGTCATACCCGGCTATCGCATCGGAGAACAGAGTCTGCTGCCGCCCCTTAAGCCTGCCGGATATTTCGCCATGCAATTTTTTATGCGCTTCTATAACCTTTGCTCCGAGACACTCGGCCCCTGCTCCAGAAGCGTTCATAAGCCCGCTGTCGGCGTTATAAAGCAGATCCGTGGATCTCGCTACGTATTCGCTGTACGCCGCATTGACAGCGGCTATATTAGCGTCGTCGGCCATCTTCTGGACGCCTTCGGACAGCGCGAATGCGCCTCTTGCTATCTGCTGCGCGCCCTCTTCGTTTATCGCTGCGGCCCTATAAGCCGGCCCCGGATCCATCGAAGAGCGCCGGACCCTTTCAGGTCCTTCGTCCTGGACTCTGTTCCTGTAAACAGGTGCCTGCATCATGATCACCTCTTATTATTTAAATCCGTTTTTGAATACGTCCCACTTGCTCGCGACGGTACCTGCAGCTCCAAGCAGCGATCCGAACAAAGCCGCATCGCCCTGATTCGAATAGGCGCTTGCGACAGCCTGACCGGCCTTGCGTGTTTCGTTCGCCTGCCACCCGTACATCGAAGCCTCGTTCATGAGCCCGAATTTTTTACGCTGATAATTCTTCCGCAGCATATCGACATCCTCTTCACCACGGACAGCGGTATCGATCGAAACGTCCAGCGGGGATCCGGACGCCAAGGATAACCCATTAGCACCGAATGCTGCATTCTGGCTGCCCTGCACCGACGCGATATCCTGCCTTAATTTGCGCTCGGCGCTGCGTCCGGCATCAGCCGTAGCCTCGGCTTCCTGGCGCGCCATGTCGGCATTCTGTTCATAAGCCTTTGCCTGGGCCTCAGATTGCGCCCTGGCAATCTGCGCCTGCTGTTTGGCCGCATTCTGCGCAGCGAGCCCGCTGTATAAAGTGGATGCGACGGAAAGAGTAGCAGCGACAATATCGCACATACCTAAGCCCCCCTCAGAAATTTACAAAATAGAGCCCCTGAAACGCCGTACGGCGCCGGGGGCTCTATCTCAAAGCCCAGCCATTTCAGCCAGGCTATGCTTTTTTTATTTCGCGCGTCAACATGATTACGCTGGCACGGATATTTTGCGCAAATGAGCGGGAACAGCAGCTTCGTCGTGCGGAGGAACGGCCGCCAGAGTTCATCAATGCGGTCCGTTCCCAGCAGCCAGGGATTGTTCCACTTCCATGTCTCGCGTCTTATGCCCCACATGCCTATAGGGATGCCGTTTCCATCAAGTCCGGTCAAACATGACTCAGACTTCAAATAACTTGAATAAACAGCATCGAAAGGCTTGAGCCCGCTCGCAGCCATCACCTCATCACGGTCAGCCTGCCTCATGTGTTCAGCTATATATTCGCAGTGGGAATGCGTTGACGGTATCAGATCAACTAAATGCTGCAACGGTATCCACCGCCGGTGTAAGAGACAGGACGGACGCGGGCATAGGGTACGGAGCTTTTACGATTATGCTGCCGCTGTCATATCCGGAATCCAGGGTATGCGTGTAATACCCGCTCGTCAATCTTGTAGGTTCGCCGTCCGCCTCATCCGTGCGGTCTATCTGTTCGCTCATGTGCTCTTCATCGACACCTACGAACAGGCCGCGTGAATCCTCGTACTGCAGGATAACTCCGGAGACACGCAGTTTTCTGCCCATCTGCGAACCGTCACGTCGCGGGATATTTAAGTTCAGCGTCTCGATGAGCGCGTCATACGACAGCCCGACATGAACTACGGAAGCAGGTGCCGCAAGCGTTACAGCGCCGCCTGTCACGATCTGGTCACTCAGCACGGATCCGTCTGCGACGATCGAAACAGTCAGCCCCTCAAGGTGATTCAGTCCTGAAACAGCAGTTATGTTGGAGCCCCGGACCGTTACACCGCCGTCGAGGAAAAACGCCTCTTCTGGTTCGGATATGATCTGCGGAGACATGCACTCTATCGTGCGTACACCATTGCGTTTAATCACGAGATATACATCATCTCCTGTTTCCGTACGGACTGATGAGATAGACTCGACAATGCCGCCACCCGGAAGAGGATGCCGCGCCCATGCTATTACATCATGTTCGCGCAGGTATGTAAGGGACACTAGCGCCCCGTCATCACGGACTATCCAGCACATGCTGTCCGGTTCCTGCGCAAAACACCAGTCAGCGATCTTATGATCTTTGAATAAATGATTTGCCAGAACAGTAAGGTCATTTCCTGTATAATTGTCCGTTTCGAAGCTGTATCCAAGATCCCGTACTCTCGCCCCCTGGGCCTGTACATACAAAACCATGTTGCCTATGACGATAGGCTCTATATCGGCGCAGCCCCTATACCCCTGCGTTTTCGCCATCGTGTTTGTCGGAGTCATGGTGTTTCCAGTAACACCAGGGGAGATCACCCACTCGCTGGAATCAGTCATGGCTATAAGTACGTTCAACGATACAAAATGCCCGATACGGCTTACCTGCCGAGATACAAGGGTCCCGCTTATAGGGTCATCATCCTGGATCGGAGACGAAAGCCCGAAGTCGTAATAATCCCCCACCCGGGACAGCCAGTAGCTCTGCGGCTCAGCTACGGTATTGCCGAACACGATGTGCTCTTCGAAAAAACCTACAGTTGCAGGATAACCGTTCTTTTTGCTCCATGCGCCTTCCTGCCATAATCTGGTCTCGTTTGTCGATGCAGCATTAGTTGTAACTTCGGCAGTGGCAGATGTAGGGCTTTCCACAGATGTTACGGTCATATATGCCGCATGAGTTGTCTCAGCCGCAACAAGCAGGAAATACCCGCGGTCATTCTCCACGTTGTCCTGCGGCTTATAAGCGAAGAAATCCGAAGAGTAAAGCCTGAAACTAGTCGGTTCATCTACCTCCCCTGAATCCGCATAATTCTTCGCCGCTGCTGTGGACGTCGTACCATCCGCATAGACAGGAGCAGTGTAAGTTCGGACATTGACCCACCGCATTTCATCCTCGTCATACCTCTGCAGTATGACCGTTCCGCCCCAGAATCCGTTGGATTCGACGCTCCACCCTTTATATGCGGTTACTTCAACACCCCACACATCAGGCATCGTGGTTATTTTTGCCGTAGTGCTTACAGGGGATACGCCATAGGTAGACAAACCTAAACTTGGTGATACATTCAACAGCCTATAGCCATCCGATCTAACGCCGCCGATGGATACAACAGTATATATCTTTGTCGAATAATCATTACCCAAAACAAATGAGAGCCCAATATAAAACGTGCCGTTAGTGACAAGCGATTCCGGAGCGTATAAATACTGGTTGTAGTAGGTGGTCGTATGCTCTCCTATCGTTTTTTCATACGCTTTTGTACGAACTATCCTAAGTGTGTATGCGGTCGTGGTACCGGTCGCATTTCCTGTTGCTTTTGCTTTGAGCTCGTCTACATAATGGGATATTTTAAAAATAGCCCCTACATGATCCGCAGTGAAAAGATCATTTGATGCCGTCATTGTCACTGTTCCGGATATAGTGCTCAGCCTGATCGTTATATCGTCCTGGTCAGAGCTTTTTGCGATGAACGGGCCGTCCTTGAACGGGAATTTTGTCAGCGTCCAGTTTGTGTTTGTAACGCGCACAAGCTCGTATGGAGGATAATTGTTATGCGTTATATATATGACGTCCGCACTCTGCGCGAATGACAGTCCTGAAAGATCCGCTTCAGCATACGGGCTTACTATCTCGTACGGAACGGATGTATCAGCCGGGTCCATGACCTGCGCCCCGCTGCCGTCTATAAAACGTATATATTTATCCCCCATTTCAAGCTCAAAGCGCTGGGACAATGAAAACTGGAATTTTATCACTATGCATTTTTTATCCTGGTGTTTTGTAAATGCGATCTTGCGCATGCCGCCGCGCTTCGACACTCCGCCATGCGGATGTATGACCATGTTCTCGCAGCGTTTTAGGCCTACCGAATATTTAGCAAGGTCTGAACGTCCGTAAAGCGATGGAGCCAGCTCTCCGGCTGCAAATGAATTCTGGATAGGATAAAGGTTACTCATAGCCTGGCCCTTTCGTAGTCGCTGATAGGCTGCGTTCTTTGTTCCTGGCACTCATTTGCGTCCGCAGCCATGGCAGCATTCATTGATTCCTGAAAATACTGCATCAGGTTATTTTTAACGCCAATGTTTCCGCCCCCTACCGTTGACGTGATGAGAGCGATCGCAAGACTCCATCCCAATGCCTGAACAAACAGCGGCGGGAATAGAGTGGGATCTGAAATATCGTCAATGTATTTGATCCAGCCGGCCGACAGGTTACAGAATATAGATTTGCCGGATGCAGTCATACCTATATCAAAAGGCTCCTCTTGGACCAACTCCGGAGACCATGTTTTTTCCGTGGGCATTATTTTAAGGATCCTGATGCAGCCCGAAGGATATTCATGCACATACGGCCATTCAGGATGCGTATCTTCGTTGCGCAGCGTAAGCGCTGCGCAACGCTCGGCAAAACGCCAGGGATATCTTGCAAGTATGGCTTTCTTGACAGGCTCATAATGCAGCTTGCATTGCGCAGCTTCCACGCTTGTATCATCAAGCGATGAAATTCTGCGAGACTGGCCCATATACGCAAGTGCTATATTGCATATATCGATTATGCTGCTCATGCCCTACCCCTCCGTTATTTCGCAAATAAAGAATTAGGAAACAGTATCTCAGCAAGCGACTTAGGTGGACGTTGTCCAATCACAAGCGTAGACTCCGGCTCGCGTTCCTTAAAATACCTCTGCAGGTCCTCAGATGAATAATGCCTTAAATTCGTTTCTGATGTTGTAAAAGTCCATCGTCCTCTGTTGTCCTTTGCCCATGTACCCCCTATGTTGCCGTCTTTGCCGTTGTACTGGCTGTCCTTGCTGAATGTAGGATGATTGGGCTTTTTTAATTGATCTGTCATATGTCCGTTTTCGACAACCCCGGCGTTGGTTTTCCATAGCCCGCGCAGATCATAGTCATATAAATCACGTGACATATCACGTCCTTTTTTCTTGGAGAGAGTAGCAAGCCATGCCCTAAATTGGGCCTCTTCTTCAGCAGACAATTGGGTGTTATATTTATTTGTGTAATCGTTCATATCGTCCATGCGATCATCCCCTATAATGAGATGTAATAAAGTCGGAATAACAGGAAGACCATGCCCACGGCCTCCCTGTTATATGTCAGTTTAAACTCAAATTACCTTGCCTCTGCTTCAGACGCCGTTTTAGTTTTAGCCTCAGCTGTTGTTGTTTTTATCCTGGCTTCCGCTTCAACTTTGTTTTTAGCCTCTGCTTTGGTTTTGGCTTCCGCTTCAACTTTGTTTTCAGCCTCTGCTTTGGTTTTGGCTTCCGCTTCTACGGCAGCCGCCTTCAATTTTGCAGCAGCTGCAGGATCCGCAGGCATAAGAAGTTCGCTATGGGGAAGAAGTGGATTTAAATCAGCTTCTTCGTCCTTGTCGAAATACCGGCCGCCTACGTCAGTACATGCCTTTCTTGCACGGTATATCATCAGAAGCCTACATGTGTACCAGGAGTCAGGAACGCAGAGTATTTACCGGCGGTGAATACCCCTGTGACATCGCAGTAAATACGCAGATAGCGGTTTAACCCACGTGGCATCTTCATGTCTATGAATTTTGTGCCTTTTGTCAGATTTGCCTGTGGGATGACATCGCTGACATGCAGTACCTTCTTAGTTGAGAAGTCGACAGCCGTGCTGGTTTCCAGCCTGAAAACAACGCTTGTGCCGCCTACGGCTGCTTCCGTCATAACGCCAACGAGGACAAGTTCTTTTTCAAGCGTATCTCCGGCAGCCCCAAGATCAATTACATCGCTTGCCGCATCTCCTGCGCTTAGTGCCGAATTCTCACAAAAAATAAGATTCTTATCCAGTATCATGTTAAATTACCCCTTCCTGTTCCCGTCGTTATACTGCAGCCGGTATATGAGATTCAGTGCCCAGTATGGCATCGCATCTCTTGATAGCATGTCCCCAGAAATGAGTTATCTTTTTACCTGCAAACTCATCTATACCAAGGGCAAGGTTCCCCTTTACCACGGCTAGTTTTGTCAGAGCGGCAGATACGGTCCTGTTTGCATAAATAATGATATTGGCCGCATCGTCCGGGAAGCGATACATGGCATCCGTCAAAAGGCCAATTAAATTCGGGCCGGAATAACCGGAGTCCCCTGCAGACACCAGAGATGTGACGTCAATGTTTGCTATTCGCACGCAGTAACGCCAGTCAAGTACAGCGAGTCCGCAGTCCCACTTGTAATGCGTTTGATAGACACGATATTTTTTGCCATCGGCCAGAGTGGTCGTCTGTTCGCCAAGATCATTCTGCTGCAGTCCGGCCTTAGATCCCTTTGGATAGAGCCCGAACATTGTATCGTCGCCCCATGCGATGGCAAAGATCGATGTGAGGTACGAACCGTTCCCGCCCGCATTCAGCACATTGAATGAACTTTCGTCTTCGTCTGTCCCATATGCGTTATAACGGCTCGACAGTCCTTCTATCTTCTCAGGGGACGTAACGCTGTCCCCATAAAAGACTGCGCTTGCCATCGTTTTTGACATCCCGGATATAAACGCCTTTCCTTCGCGGAGGAGAGCAATGGCCTTATTAGGCGCCATGTTGATAAGCGCGGCATCCGGCTCTGAAAAGGACTCCAGCATTCCGCACGTATCCGATACCTGTTTCGTTGTGCTTTTCTCTGGAGCAACTCCGCCATAAAGCTTGCGCCATGTGCCGGAGGGGAGCCCTGTACGCACAGCTCCTATGTTGACCATGCCATTGTTGCACTCGATGAAAGGCATATCCTCGAGTATTGCATTTTTCTGCGTAAGTATTTCTGCAAGCTTCAGTTCCTTACTGTCGGGACCGAACTGGCGTGCGATATCAATCAGCGAGAGATTATTGCTGCTAAGTACAGACATATGCCATTACCTCCTATTTAAGCGAATTGGGAAACAGTATCTGAGCTGTCTCCTCTGCCGGGTTGCTTACCTTTGACGCTCCGGGGGCCGGTTCGATGAACTTGTCCTCGGAAATCACCCTGCCGATTTTAACGAACATACGGATAACTTCCGGATGATTCATGAGCCCTGAATCTTTCAATATATCGAGTGCAGCAGGTGTCCCGAATTTGTTCAGTACCTTTGCGCCAAGTCCTAAATTTTCAGCCAGTTTTGCGCCGCCTATTTCAGGATCCGCCTTCGTCTGCTCGGTCCATGATTTAACGACTTCGCTGTATGCCGCCCTGTCTGCATTCCTTGACGCTTCCGCACGCTGTATATAAAGATCGATCATCTTCTGTGCCGCTTCCTGAGGGACCTTCGCTTCCTTCAGGATCGGCTCAAGAGCGCTGTATCCTTCCTGATCGAGCTGCATCCCTTCAGGGAGCTTGAATTCATAATGCTCCGGGATCTCCGCTCCTTCAGACTCATGCCCTTCGCCTTCCCCTTCTTTAGGTTCCGCTGCAGGCGGAGGCGGTGTTTTGCCATTCAACACGTCAAGAGCATCGCCTAAAAGTGATGGCTCCTTTGAACCCTCAGCGGGACCGGGCGCAGGATCCGCAGGCGGCACAGGGTCCTTTGCGGGCGGAGTAGGATCACTTACGGGTGCAGGCGGTGCTGCTGGTTCAGTACCTGTTACTATTGCAGGATCTGCCATTTATATTTCATCCTCCTTTACAGTTACCTCTTTTTCAGTCATCGTTTCGAGCTGCTGACACCAATCTCCGTATTCCCTCATGCAGATCAGCGGCTTGGTTTCCTCGTTCCTCCATGCGAGTTCAAAGATTCGCTGTCCGACATTCCTTTCTCCTTCTGCAAATGCAGTGAGATCAGGAGCTTCACGCAGTCCGTTCCTTAAAAATCCGGATTCCTCAATTAAAAGGCCGCAAAAAAGCCGCCCTTCCTGTGTTGCAAGAAGCGCGGCCATCAAGCGATCCTCTTCGCGGATCCTTATGTTTTCATCTATAGTCATTTTTTCACTGGATCACCTCCTTATATATTCAGCGCGGGAGCGCCGCCGAGCAGCGCTGCCAAAGCCGTATCAGGCCCGGTATCTACTTCGCTCAATGTCTTTGCTCCGGCTGCCGCCTGCTGTCCGCTCTGCGCCATCTGGGCTATCTGTGCAGCCTGTTCCTGTTTCTGCAGCGCCTGCTGCTTGGCAAGGCGTATTTTTTCAACGATGTCCGGGTCCCGGAGCACCTTTGTCTGGGATCCAACCATTTCGCTGTAAGACCTTACGGCCTGATCCGCGTCGATGATGTCGCGCACTTCCGGGAAAATCCCGTACATGCTGCCTGCAAATGAAAGCACCTGTTCAAGCGGTTTGAGCCCCATCATCTTCTGTGCCTGCGCGAGGATGGAAACATATTCGATCTTGAGCTCCTGCCCTTCGACCTCTTCCGGAGGCGGCGGCAGAAGATCATGCTCCTGCATGAACGAATATAATGTTTCGATCGACGGAGTATGGAATTCTCCAGTCACCTGCTCCAGCACAGGACCGAGATTGGTCATTTTCTCTTCGTGCCGCTCCACTATTTCACGCGCCGTCATCTGAGGATTGTCGTTCGCTGCAAGCATCATGAAGAGATCGACATACATGGTGGAATTGATGTCCGCCTTTACCTCCGCTATCAGCTCCTTAAGATCCGAAAGGCTGATATCGACAGCATAAAGTGGCACTACCTTATTGCCCATATCCTCGACATACGTTATGCCATTCGGCGATGCTTTAATACCGGAGCCTCTCAGGCTGCTATGCACCTGCAGCGGAGGTTCGACCTTTTTGTTTACAGCGGTCAGCCTTGATGAGCTCAGTTTCATAAGTCCTTTGACATCGCAGAGGGCTTCGCTCCCGGGACCGTATCCGTACGTATCGCCGTGTACCACCGTCCAGCGGGGGCATTGCGCCGGGAATATGTTGTACCCTGATATGCGCAGGACTTTATCGCTTGTGTCATTGCCTGCTTCCCAGTAGACCGACCTGTACCGGAAGTGCGTGTATGACGGCGTATCAGGCTCTATAGCATGCCTGACTTCAAATGTAGTGTCCGGACGTTCATTTAGCGCACGTCTTACTGAGTCGGAACAGTTTTCGATCCCGAACTCTTCAGCCATTTGCGCGGCTGTCATAAACAGGTCACGATAAAAAACATCAGCGTGGTCATCATCACCGATAGCGAAATAATACTCACCGCAGGTAAGAGCTGTGAATTTCGCAACCGTACGGTAATTGAACTGGGTTATGTTCGCACCGTTGCCGAAAGCTCCCATTTCATCGTAGATATCAAGCGAGGCTTTATAGAATCCTGCACCCGGAAGTACCTGCATCATCCTGTCGTGCACTTCGTCGCACCAGTCGCGTACCTTGTAAAACTTCGCACGGTCAGGATCTGATGTAGTTAACATGAACCATTGTCTTGAAGGAGATGTCAGACCTGCCTGCATCCCGGCGCTCAGTATCCTGCGCGCCCTCATAGCCTGGGACGTTATCTGCTTTGCCATATCCGGCATATGCTGGTTCGGACGTTCGCCCGAAAACCTTCCCCTGAACGGGTTGATGAACTGTCTCAGTTCTTTCCAGTGCGGCAGCATTATGGACTGTTCGCCTTTAAGAACTGTACGCCTCCGTTCAAGCCGTTCCTTTAATTCAGCTATGTCTTTATTTGCCATCACTGCCCCAGGTAAGTCTTGCCGCCGCTGTTGCCCGCAAGCCCCTGTGCACCTCCTTCGTTCCTGATCGTAGACGCGAATCCCTGCCGCTTGCGCATCTTTTCAAGCAGCTTTGCCTGGACTGTCTCAGAGTCGCTCGGAGTGCCTGTAGAGACATCCGTCGTACCTGGAACGATGCTCGGAGTCGGGCTCGGTGTGTAACTGCTGCTTCCCA